GTCATCTCGATATTTACTCGCCGGTAGATTTTCGGCAACTTTAACGCGACAGCCCACGGTTGATCACCGTGGGTTAGGCAGCGCCCGTCTCCTGGAGAGCGGGCGCTGCCGCATCTCCAGGAGGTTTCATGCGCGGAGTCTGTGAGTCGTGCGGTGCTGCGACGAACAAGGGAAGAACCTCGTGTTACGCATGCAAGCCGTCGGACCGGCTGACGCCGCTGCCGCCTGGTTATATCCCGCCGAGCGCGCGTGGCACCTGCTCACGGTGCGGGAAGACCATTCAGCTCGGCGCGGATTCGCGTTCGGAGCCCGTTTGCCATCCTTGTCGGCGAATCGCGCCTGTCCCGGTGCATGTCTGCGCGTTTTGCGGCAATGAGTTCCCGCGGCCCGCATCGCAGATAGTGAACGATCGTCCGTGCTGTTCGCTGTCTTGCAAGAACAAGCTTGCTATCCAGCGTGGCCAGATGCCGCAGTCGCAAGCGAAGATTCCCGGCGTGGAACGGGCGGCGCGGCGCGTTGCGAGGGCCAGGGCGCGGCGGTTGCGTCATGCGGAGACGTGGGACGGGATCTCCGACGCTGAGATCCTGGAGCGGGACGGCTGGCGGTGCCAGATCCCGGGCTGCAAGCGGCGGCCGATCCGCAAGGACCTGAAGTACCCGCACCCGCGCAGCAAGAGCATCGATCACATCATCCCGCTATCCCTCGGAGGGGATGACACGGCGGTGAACAAGCGTGCGGCGCACCTGGGCTGCAACATGGCGCGGGGCAACAAGGCCGGCATCGAGCAGGTCGCGCTGTTCGGGTCGGTCCGTGAGCCGCCGCTGGCGGGGCGCGCGTCGTGAGGACGACGAACCGGGGCCAGCTCGAGCAGACGCTGAAGGAGCTGCGCCGCCTCGGCCGCATCGAGAAAATCGACGCCGCGGCCGTCCAGGCGCTCCGCTCGATGGCGGCCGCGCTTGACGCGGACCCGTCGAACGCCGCCTTGTGGCGGCAGTACCGGGAGGCGCTCAGGGAGCTGACAGCGGATGACGATGACGGTCCCGCCGACGCGGCTCTTGCCGAGCTGTTCGCCGAAGTGGGCGACGCGCCGCCGTCCTGAGCGGGATTCGTTCGGCGGTGAGCTGGCGTCGGTCGCGTCGAAGCTGGGGCAGCCGTTCATGCCGTGGCAGCGTGACGCCGCGATGGTCGGGTGCGAGATCGACGGGGATACCGGCCTTCCGGCTTACCGCAAGGTGCTCATCACGGTGCCGCGGCAGCAGGGGAAGACGACGCTGTACCTGTCCTGGCAGATCAACCGGTGCCTGTCGCCGCGGTGGGCGCAGCCGCAGCGGTCGGCGTTCACGGCGCAGTCGGGCAAGGACGCGCGGGATAAGTGGATTGACGAGCTGTTCCCGCTGCTCCGCCGGTCCCGGGCGCTGAGGCCGGGCGCGGGACTGACGGCCCGGATCTACGAGGGCATGGGGAACGAGTACATCCGGTTCACCAACGGGTCGGTCATCCGGCTGCTGTCCACGTCGGCGTCGTCGGGGCATTCCAAGACGCTGCACCAGGCGGTGCTGGATGAGATCTGGCATGACGCGGACAGCCGCCGGGAGCAGGGGCTGGGGCCGTCGATGCTCACGATCGCCGATGCGCAGGTGCTGATGTGCTCGACGGCGGGGACGGCCGCGTCGGTGGTCCTGGACCGGTACGTGGAGCTCGGGCGCGCGGCCGTCGAGGCAGATTCGGGGCATGGCATCGCCTACGTCGAGTATTCGGCGCCGGACGGGTGGGATCCGGCGGATGAGGAGTCGTATTTCGGGTTCATGCCGGCGTTGTGCCCGGATCCGCCGTGCCGGTGCGGCGGCGGGCGGTGGCGGCACACGATCACGATGGACGCGATCCGCAGTGAGCGGGCCTCGATGGAGCCGCCGGAGTTCGCCCGCGCGTACGGCAACATCCCGGACCGGTCGGGGCAGCGGGTGAGCATGGCGTCGGGCGGGTGGGCGTCCTGCGCTGACCCGCGGTCGCGTATCGAGGGGCCGGTGGCGCTGGCGTTCGCGGTGGCGTCTGATGAGTCGCCGTGGCCGGGTGCCACGTCGATTGCGGTCGCCGGGCGGCGGGCTGACGGCCTGGGGCACGGTGAGCTGGCGGAGCCTATCCGGCCAGGCACGGCGGGGCTGGTGGACCGCCTTGCGGAGCTCGCGGCCCGGCATGATCCGTGCGTGCTGGTGCTGAATCCGGCGGGTCCCGCCGGGGCGTTCGTCAAGGAGCTGCTCGAGCGCGGGTTCGCGGTGACTGCGCCGGGCAAGGATCCGCCGCCGGGGAAGCGGCGGCTGCAGGTGACGGGCGCCCGGGAGTACGCGCAGGCGTGCGGGGCGCTGGCCGATGACGTGACGAATGACCGGTGGCGTCACCTGGGTCAGGGTCCGCTGGACGACGCGGTCAAGGGGGCGCGGACGCGGACGCTTGCGGACGCGTGGGCGTGGTCGTGGCGGGGCGCTACGGCCTGCCATGTCCCGCTAGAGGCGGTCACCCTGGCCCGGCACGGCTTCATGACGCACGGCGTGACCGCGCCGCCTGCACCATTCGCACTCTGGGGTTAGGAGCACTCGTGAGCGCAGCGCGACTCGCGTGGGCGGCCGGACTCTTCGAGGGCGAGGGCTCCTTGCAAATCTTCCAGAAGAAATACGTCCGAGCACAATTGGCCATGACCGACAAGGACATGGTCGAGCGGTTTGCTGACATCGTTCAAGTCGGAACAGTCTATGGTCCTTATCAATACACGAGGAATCGCAAACCGTTTTGGGCGTGGACGTGCCAGGATGCGCTGGGAGTAGTCGCCGTCATTGATTCTTTCATGCCATGGTTCGGCGAGCGCCGGAGAGCAAAGGCAGTAGAGGTCCGCGAGATGGCAATGATCGTGGGGACACGGAAACGGAAACTCCCCGACACCTGCCGCAGCGGCCATCTGCTCGAAGGCGACAACATGCGAATTGAGCGTCACGAGAATGGCAATGTGACGCGTCGTTGCCGCATATGCCAGAAGCGCCGGATGGACAAATGGAAGGAGCTTCACCTTGACGTCTGTCGCTGAGCGCGTGCCGCTGGAGCGGATCAGCCGCCGCGCGCATGCCGCGCGCCCGGGCCGCACTGCCCTCGTGGTGGTCGCGGGCCTGCTGTTCGGGCTGGGCTGGCTGGCGTACCGGGCGTGCGCGGTGGCGTGGCTAGCGCTGGTGTGGTGCGGTTCCGCGGTGATCGAGGGCTGGCAGGATGCCCGCAGGGCCGAGGCGGTCCGGAGGGCCCGTGCCGGGCGTTCTTGACCGGGTCAGCGCCCGGTTCGCCGCCGCGCGGGGCAGGCCGCAGGCGCTGAGCCTGGACGAGTACGCGTCGTGGTTCAGCTATGGCGGGATGCAGTACCCGCTGCTGCAGACGACGTACAGCACGCTGGACCAGGAGCGGATCTCGCTCACCGCCGCGCACGCGGCGAAGACGTCGGGCCCGGTGTTCGCGCTGGTCCTGGCCCGCATGCAGGTCTTTTCGCAAATACGGTTCGCGTGGACGCGGATGCAGGGGAGCCAGCCCGGGGACCTGTTCGGCACGGCCGAGCTGAAGCCGCTGGAGCAGCCGTGGCCGGGCGGGGTGACGGCGGACCTGCTGGCCCGGATGGAGTGGGACGCGTCCGCGGCGGGGCAGGCGTACATCCGCCGCAAGGGGCCGAACCTGCACCGGCTGAACCCGTCGTGGGTGATCATCGTCATGGGCAGCCAGGAGGATGCGGAGAACCCGGCGGTGGCCGCGGACACGACGGTCGCCGGGTACCTGTGGGTGCCGCCGGGCGGCAAGGCGATGTTCTTCACCCCGCAGCAGGTCGCCCACTACGCGCCGCTGCCGGACCCGGACGCGCATTTCCTGGGCATGTCCTGGATCACGCCGGTGCTGCGGGAGCTGCAGGGCGACCAGGCCTCCACGGAGCACAAGTGGCGGTTCTTCGAGAACGCCGCGACGCCGAACCTGGCGATCAAGTTCGACCCGGCCGTCAGCATCGACGCGGTGCGCCAGTTCAAGGAGCTGCTCGAGGAGGAGCACCGCGGCGTCGCGAACGCGTTCAAGACCCTGTTCCTCGGCGGCGGGGCTGACCCGGTGGCGGTCGGCAGCAGCTTCAAGGACATGGACTACGCCGTGGTCCAGGGCCGGGCGGAGTCGCGGCTGGCGGCGGCGGCGGGCGTCCCCCCGTCGTGGGTCGGGTTCGCTGAGGGCCTGCAGGGCAGCTCGCTGAACGCGGGGAACTTCGACAGCGCCCGGCGCCGCCTGTCGGACGGCACGTGCGTGCACCTGTGGGGCAACGCGGCGGCCTCGCTGGAGCCGGTCCTGGACCGGCCGCGTGACAAGCGCGGGGCGCCGGTCCTGGGCGCGAGCTTGTGGTATGACGACCGGATCCCGTTCATGCGGCAGGACGCGACGGACCGGGCGGGTGTCCAGGCGCAGGAGGCGTCCACGATCGCGCTGCTGATCCGTGACGGGTTCACCCCGGACAGCGCGGTGAAGGCCGTGAGTAACAACGACTGGAAGCTGCTGGTCCATTCGGGGCTCACGTCGGTGCAGCTGGTCCCGCCGAGTTCTGGTGCTGAGCCGCTGCCGGGCTTCGCGCCGGGGCAGGCCGGGCCGGTCCCGGCCCCGGCAGTGCCGGCATCGAACGGGAACGGAGCGCGCCCATGATCGAGGTCACCCGGTGCCATGGCATGTAGCCGAGACGGCCAAGTGCCCGGCGGGCAAGCCGTGGGGCGTGATCAAGGACTCGGACGGGTCAGTCGAAGGGTGCCATCTCACCAAGGCGGACGCCGAGAAGCAGCTGGCGGCCCTGTACGCAAACGAACCAGGAGCCAAGTCGATGACCAGGACCGCTCGCGACCGGCAGCCGCGTGACGGCACCGGCTGGTACCGGATCAGCGCCCAGGCGGACGGCCCGGCGCAGATCCTGCTGTATGACCTGATCGGCATGTGGGGCGTCACCGCGAAGGACTTCCTGCGGGACCTGGCCGCCGTCAGCGGCCCGGTCGACGTGCACATCGCCTCCGACGGCGGGGACGTCTTCGAGGCATACGCGATCTACAACGCCCTGGCGTCCCGGCCGGGCGTGACCACGATCGTCGACTCGATCGCCGCGAGCTCGGCGTCGGTGATCGCGATGGCGGGTGAGACGCGGCTGATGGCGAAGACGTCGCAGCTGATGATCCACGACGCGTGGGCGGGCATCGACGGGAACGCCGACGACCTGCAGCACATGGTCGACCGGCTCCACGTCGTCAGCGGGCAGATCGCGGGGATCTACGCGGACACGGCGGGCGGCACCCCGGATCACTGGCGCGGCCTGATGAAGGCGGAAACCTGGTTCACCCCGGAGCAGGCCCTGTCCGCGGGGCTGATCACCGGCATCACCGGGACCGCGCGGGAGCCCGTGCCCGCCGGGGCTGGTGCTGCCGCCGCCCTGCGGTCCGGGGCGATCCTGGCCGCCGCCCACGTGAGGTGGGATCCGGACGGTGACGGGGACGACGACTCGACCCCCGAAGGCGACACCGACCACTCGCACTGGGCGGCGGACGGGACGCAGAAGAAGTCCGTGCCGGGCAAGCCGATGCCGGGGCAGCCACCCGCGGAGGAGCCTACGCCGAACAACGCCGCGGCAGCGGATGAGTCGGCGTGGGACGGGAACGCGGCCATGTCGGCGTGCACGTCCGCGTCGGACTACGCCTCGATCTGCGCCGGGCGCAGAAACGGCCCGGCGGATGAGCGCGGGTCGTACGCGCTGCCGCATCACAAGCATCCCGGCGCCGCGCCGAACCGGGCCGGGGTGAGTTCGGCGCTGGGCCGGATCGACTCCACGCAGGGCCTGACGAACAAGCAGGCGGCGGAAGCGCACCTGAAGTCGCACCAGAGCGCCATGGGCTCCGGCAGCCAGGCGGCAGCAGCACAATCCACCGGAAGGAACGACATGGACGACGCCCAGGGCGCTCTCACCATCGAGGGGCGCCGTACCAGGATCACCGACATCAGCGCGCGGCAGACCGAGATGGCCGCGGCGTACCCGGCGGCGGTGTTCCCGCCGGAGGCGCAGGCCGAGTGGGACCAGCTGTCCGCTGAGCGGCGCGACCACCAGGCCGCCCTCGCCGCCGTGGAGGCGCGGAACGCCGAGCTGGCGGAGATCCACGCGGCGAACGGCGCCAGCCACGACGCGCCCCGCCCGCAGGGCAACGGCAACGGCCAGGGCGCGGCGTCGCAGCGGTCCGGCGCCCCGGCCGTGCACATCCGCCACGACATCTACGACCTGGGCGCGATCCGGCAGCAGGCCAGCCGCCAGGAGGACCTGCCGGGCCTGTACCGGGAGAACGCGCTCCGGGCGATCGACGAGCACCGGTTCCCCGGATCGAAGTCGCGGGAGACGTCGCAGGCCAACGCCGCGAGCCTGCTCGACACGATCTCCGATGACACGACCGGGTGGGTCGCGCGGCGGATCCTGGCGACCGGCTCCCCGGAGTACGCGCGGGTATTCGGCCGGGCGCTGGCGGCCGGCCGGCCCCCGACAACCGGGCGGGACGCGGAGATCCTGGCCCTCGGCGAGTCCGACACCGGCTCGTTCGCGGTCCCGTTCCAGCTGGACCCCACCGTGATCCTGACGACTAACGGGGCGATCAACCCGCTGCGGCAGATCTCCCGCGTCGAGCGGATCACCGGCAAGGAATTCGACCTGGTGACCTCGACCGGCGTCACCGTGTCCCGCAAGGCGGAGTTCGCTCCTGAGACGTCCGTCGCCCCGACCCTGGCGCAGCCGACGCTGCAGCCGAAGCGCGTATCGGGCTGGATTCCGTTTTCTGTGGAATTGGAAGGCGACTGGACGGGGCTGCAGGCATCGATGATGAACCTGCTGTCCGACGCGAAGGACGTGGAGGAGTCGGCGTCGTTCACGAACGGCGCCGGCACCGGCGTGACCGCCGGCGGTGTCGTCGCCCTGCAGGCCGGCGGCTCGCTGGTCACCCTGACAGGCGGCGTGAACACGCTGAGCTTCAAGGACCCGGAGACGCTGGAATCGGCGATGGCCCCCCGGTTCCGGGGCCCCGCGTCCTACCTGGCGTCCAAGACGACGTACAACAAGTACCGGAACTTGTTCGCCGCGCAGACCGGGTTCGCGACCGACCCGTGGAACCGGCCGAGCCTCGGGCAGCCGCGGGAACTGTGGGGCTACCCCGCCTACGAGGACTCCGACATGGCCGTCACCAACGTGACTGGTGACAAGGTGATGCTCATGGGCGACTTCGGCCACGGCTTCCTCATCGTCGACAGGGTCGGGATGAACGTCGAGCTCGTACCAACAGTTTTTGGCGCCGCGCAGGGCAACTTCCCCACCGGGACCCGCGGCTACTACGCCTGGTGGAGGAACAACAGCACGGTTCTTATTCCCAACGCCTTCCGCCTCGGCGTCGTCGGCTAGTAGCGAGACCGGGAGGGGTTAGCTCCCGGCCTCTGATCATCACTTCTGTCTAGGAGAAGCGATGACTGTTCGCAAGCCTAAACGGGATTGCGCTCATTGCGGTGCCGAGGCGACTAACCGCAAGGGGCCGCCTGCGTGCGATTCGTGCCGCGCTGAGCGTGTACGGCTTGCCCAGCTGCGGTACCACGACAAGAACCGCGGCACTTACCAACGTGGGCGGGACGAGCCCGAGTGCGTCTGGTGCGGCGAGTCGAATAAGCCAAGGCCCTATGAGGTCCTGCGGCCCAAGCGGTTCTGCTCTGACAGATGCAGAGGGAAATACGGTAATGAGCAACGGCGGGCTCGCGTCCGGCTGGAACGCCGTTGCGAATGCGGTGCTCTGCCGGTCAACAAGACGGGCATTCCGCACTGCGCTAAGTGCAAGGAAGCCAAATCCATCCGCCGCCGCAGGGCACTTAACCTGCGGCCCTACGGCATCGACATTGCTGAGTACGAGCGGCTTCTGAAGATCCAGCGCGGCAGGTGCGCCGTTTGCGGGACGAAGGAGCCCGGTTCCCGCCGCGTTGTCTTCGCCGTGGATCACTGTCACGAGACTAATCAAGTCCGCGGATTGCTCTGCTATCTGTGCAACACCGGGATTGGCATGCTCCAGGACGACCCGCAGATTATCGGTGCCGCCGCTAAGTACGTCACACGGAATCTTCAGCTGAAGCTTGTCATCTAGAGAAACGGGAACAGGACTGTGGCAGTCATATTGGCGTGTAGCACTTCCAGCAACGTCGGCAACGTAAGTGATCCCCATCACGAGTACTTCAGCCTTGACGAGGTCGAGTACATCGTCGACGGACACGACAGTGGCTCCGGTGACTGGTATGTCGCCGTCACCCTGAAGTCCACCCGGGTGTTCTACCTGGGGCCCTACACGTCGGAGGCTGATGCCGTCACCGCGTGCGACGTCCTCGCCAAGACCATCGGCCTTGCTGAGATATCAGGGCTGTAAGAGAGGAAGCTGATCATGGCTGGCGGCATCTTCGTGGCCACCGAATCGGTACTCACCGACGTCGATGGCGAGAACGTGTACATCACCGCCGGGCAGACCGCGCGGGAGGGGCACCCGATCCTGAAGGGCCGCGAGGCCAATTTCATCCCGCTGCAGGTCGACTACGACCTGCCGGAACCGAAGGCCAAGACGCCGCCCCCGGCGGCACCGGCAGCGAAGAAGGCAGGAGCAGGCCAGTGAGTGACGTCAGCAAGGTCCGTGAGGACGCCCGCGCCGAGTACGCCGCGCAGCAGGCCGCCGCGAAGGCGGACGAGTCCGCCGCCGCGGCCAGGCTGGCCACCGAGCGGCGCGAGGGCGCCGAAGAGGCGCTCCGCGCCGCGGTGCGCAAGTCCGTCGAGCTGGAGGCCACGCTGCAGGCCGCCGTCGACGAGGCCGCCAAGGCGGAGGATGCCGCGAAGAAGACCGCGGACGACGACAAGCGCGCCGCCAGCCAGGCCGCGCCAGCCTGATGGCGTACACCAGCGGCGTCGTGTCGGTGCTGTCCGCGTCCGCGACGCCGATCTGCCGGCCGGGTCCCGGTGGCTGCTTCGTGCAGAACCTGGGCGCTAACGCGGTGACGCTGGGCGGCCCCGGGGTGACGACGGCGACCGGCATCGTGCTGCCCGCTGCCATGACGCTGCCGCTATTCATCGGGTCGGGGATCCTGCCGCTGTCCCAGGACGCGGATGACCAGCTGTACGGCCGCGCGGTGACCTCGCCCAGCAACGTCGCCTTCCTGGCGGCTGGCTAAGAAGAGATCAAATGATGACTGACGCCCGTAACGCCCTGGCCACCGTCCGGCCCGCTCGGCCTGCGCAACTCATGCTGCGCGGCGCGCAAGGCCGACCCGGAGCAGCCGCTGCGCGAAGCGGTGACGCTGGTGCCAGCGCAGGTGCCGATCGGCGGCCCCGGCGGCCAGGTCATCGGGGTCGGGGTGGTGGCGCTGCCGCAGTGCTGGGAGCACACCCCCGGCCCCGCCCCCGGGCAGGGGTCCGGGCTGCTGATCGCCAGCGGCAACGTACCGCGTACGTGACAACGACGATGCTGATCTAGGGCGGCGGGCAGGGCGGGACCGTGGCCATAGCGTTCGACACCACGGGCAACCTTCCCACCACCACCGGGGCGACTTCCGCGAGCATCGACATCACCTCGGCGGCGACGGGCGCGTGGGTGTACCTGTGGGTGGCGATGCCGTCGGCTACGTCGGCGGCGTCGGGCACCGGGTGGACGGCGGTGGCCAGTTCCCTGGACGCGTCGGCTACGCCGGTCGCCTACACGGTGCTGCGCCGCCTGAAGCAGGCCGGTGACACGACGTTCACGATCTCCTGGACCACGACCGGCAAGGGCGTCCTGGTCTGGGCGTCCTGGACCGGGGTGGACGGCACCACGCCCGATGAGGGCGCGTCGGTGGCGAACAACAGCACGACCAGCCGCACCGCGGTGCCGACCCCGTCGGCCACGCCTACGGCGGGAAACCGGTGGGCCGTCGGGTTCTTCTCCGCGCGCACCTCCACGGCGGGCAACAAGCCCATCACCTGGACGCCTGACGCGGCGACCGCCGAGCGTGCCGACGTCGACAACGACCTGGCTGCGTCGGCAGCGTGGGATGGCACCGAGATCGCTGACACGAACGGGGCGGTCACCCAGGCGGCGCATTCGTACACCGCCACCCACAACGCCGCCGAGTCCCATGACGGCTCCGCGATCCTGTTCCTGATCCCCGCCGCGGCGGGGGCGGCGGCCGCCCCGGCGCCGCTGGTGGTCCCGCAGGCAGTGCAGCGCGCCGCAACCTGGTAAGGGAGAACCTGAATGCTCTACACCGCGTACACCGACGCTGATGTGGCCCTGACGGCGGCCACGGCGAAGACGTCCCTGTACCTCATCCCGCCGTCCGGGTTCGGCTACAACCTGTGTGTCGTCGAGGTCGGTGCTGAGTTCGAGGGTGCCGTGCAGGCGACGGACGGCCTGGTCGAGCTGGTCGAATCCACGGCTGCGGGGGCGGGCACGTCCGGGTCCGCGGCGGCGTGCAAGCAGATCCGCGGCTCGCGGGCGATCTCGCCGACAGCGGCGGTGACAGCGACCGGCCTGGGCCTGACGATCAACAAGGCGTACTCGGCGGAGCCGACGGTGCTGTCGGCCATGTACTCGCCGTTCAAGATCCCGAACGGGCAGTCGATGGTGTGGCAGTTCCCGCTGGACACCGGCCCGGAGTTCCCTACCCCGGGCGGTGCGACAGGCGCGTTCGGGCTGCGGCTCACGTCGCCGATCGCGGTGAACGCGCGCTGCCACATCACGTTCGCAGTCGGCTGGCGATAACCGCCGCCCCCGGGCAGGGGGGTTGACCGGTGGCGATCCCGGGGCGGTCGTTCGCGGCCAGGTCGTTCATCATCCGGCCGCGGGCCACCGCGGCGGCGGTCACGGCGGCGCCGCGGGTGCTCGTTGTCCGTACCCCGGCCCGGCGGCCTTCCCCGGCCCGGTCCTTCACGACTGGCCCGAAGCCGTCTGCGATAGCCCCGAAGGCGGCTTCGCGGCTGGTGATCGCCGCGGTCGCGGCACCTCGCCGCCCCCCGGCGGCCCGGTCGTTCACCGTAGGCCCGCGGCCGTCCGCTATCGCGCCAAGGCCAGCGCTGCGGCTGATCAGCGTGACGGCACCGCCGCGGCGGCCGCCGCAGGGTCCCCGGACGGTCATCATCCGGGGCTTTCCGCAGGTAATGGCCGCGGTCACGGCCGGGCCAGGCTTGCGGATGGTCCGGGCACCGCAGCCGCGGCCGCCACGGGCGCGGTCCTTCATCGCGGGCCCGAAGCCGTCAGCGGCAGCGCCGAAACCGGCGGCGCGGCTCCTGAACGTCTTCACCCCGGCTCCGCGCCGCCCGCCCCGGGCCGCGTGGCAGGTCATCAGGCCGGTCCCGGCTGCGGCTGTGACAGGCGCAGCGGCGCGCAGGGTCAGTAGCTTCACGCCGCCCCGCCGCCCGCCCTCCGTGCCCCGCACGGTGATCCTGAGACCGCGTGCGGCCATCAGCGGACTGCGTCCCAGGCTGGTGCTCGCTGCCCGCACCCGGCCCGCGCCAGCCCGGACGGTCCTGCTGCGGCCCGGCGGCCCGGCCGCACCGCCGCCGTCACCACCTCAGTACGGGACCGCCCGGCAGGGCACCATGACCATCCCGGCCGCCGCCGCGGGGCAGGCTGCGGCCGCGCACGCGGAAGCCGGGACCGCCGCGCTGCCCGCCGCCCGCGCCGCCGCCGGGCAGACGACTATCCCGCACGCCGAGTCCGGGCAGATGCCGCTACCGCATGCCGAGGGAGGCCAGTGATGATCAGCGCAGGCGGCATGTACGCCATCGCGTTCGACGTCCTCGACGCCGCCGGCGCCCTGGCCCACGCCGCCACCGCCACCCTGACCATCACCCTGCCCGACGGCACCACCGCCACCCCGGCGATCACCGACACGGCGGTCCCCGGCCAGTACCGCCTCGCCTACCAGACCACCATCCCGGGCCGGTACACCGCCCACGCCGTCACCACCGGCCCCGTCACGTCCTGGGACGACGAATGGGATGCCGCCGCCACCCCGTGGCCCGCGATCGTGTCCCTCGCCGACGCGAAAGCCCAGCTCGGCATGAACGTCACCGACCACACATACGATGATCTGCTGCGCGACTACCTGGCCGGGATAACCGGCGCCCTCGAGGACTACAAGCACGAGATCATCGTCCGCCGCACCATCACCGACAGGCTCAACCTCTGCGGCCGCGGCTACGGTGCCCGCCAGTTCCGCCTCTGGTCCGCTCCGGTGATCTCCCTGGTCTCCGTCACCTCCTGGGACGGCAGCATCACCTGGGACGTCACCCAGATGCCGGTGAGCCCGTCCGGGGTGGTCTACGTGATGGGCGGGCCGCCAGTCACCGGCCTCGTCGACGCCGCCTACATCGCCGGCCTCCAGCAGATCCCCGGCCGGTACCGCCGCGGCGCCCTCGTCATGCTCGAGCACGTCTGGGAGACGCAGCGCGGCCAGCTGACGGCAAGGTCCGGGGTCATGGGCCCCGAAGAGCACGTCAGGGACTACCCCGGCGAGTTCTTCACCGTCCCGAACAAGGCTCGTGAATGGCTAGGCCCCCCGAGGCCGGTGATCGCCTGATGACCTACGCCTCGTCCGTCCCGGCCGCCATCGCCGCGATCGCCGCCGCGTTCAGGGCCTCGACGGCGCTGGGCCTGGCCGGGGTGCCGGTCCGGGTCGGCCCCGAGCTGACCGCTGCCCCCGGCCTGGAGGCCGTCGCGGTCGGGTACACCGGCAGCCAGGACGAGAACGTCGTCACCGGCACCGCCACCGCCGAGGGGCTGGCCGTGCTGCCGGACCGGGAACGGTACGCCGTCATGTGCGCCGTCGAGGTCATCGACCCGGACGGCGCCCCCGCCCCGGCGCAGGTGAGGGCGTACGCGCTGCACGCGGCGTGCGGCGCGGCCATCGCCGCGGATCACACGCTCGGCAAGACGGTGCTGCGCGCGACGATCGGGTTCGGGTCGCTGCGGCAGCAGCAGACAGCGGGCGGGGCGCTGGCCCGGGTCGTGTTCCCGGTCAGCGTCGATGCGTTCACGAGCCGCTGAGCAGTTCTTCCGCCCGGGACTCAGTGATTTCGGCCCCGTCGAGCAGCCAGCGGTAACGGCCGTCGATCCAGTCGTCATATGGCTTCTCGGCGGAAGGCCCGATGTTCACCATGTCGAACTCTTTGACCAGGCGGCCGTCAAGGTAGGTCTCGGTGCGGATCACCGGCCTAGCGTTTCACGAATTTCTACTGGACGGAGACCTAAGCCATGGCGGCTCTTACAGCACAGGTCGTCCCTCATGCCGGCGTCACGCCGACCCTGACGGCCGCGCTGGGCGGCACCACCGCCAACACGGCGCCCTGCGGTGCCGGCCTCGCGCTGATGCTCGTCAACGGGGCCGCCGCCACCTGCAACATCGACGTGCGCGTCGCCAGCAACGCCGGCGTGGACGGCCTGGCCGTCGCCACGCCAGCCGGCGCCGTAGGCCCCGCGCGGCGGTTCACGCTGCCGGCCACCTCGGGCAGCGTGAGCTTCATCCCGCTGGTGGCCTCGGTCTACGCCGACCCGGTCACCGGACTCGCCACGTTCGACGTCGCGGCAGGCACGGTCAGCGCGGCCGTCGTCACGATCAGCAGCTAGAAGGAGGGGTCATGGGCGAATGGGTGACGATCATCCACCCGGAGACCGGCGGCACCGGCGAGGTGCACAGGTCTTCCCTCTCCCAGCATTACGCGGCGGGGTGGCGGCTCCTCGCCGAGGACGAGGTGCCGCAGCCGGAACCGGAACCGGAACCGCCGCCGGTGACCAAGGCGCAGGCCGCGAAAGCAGCCAAGCAGGCTGACCAGGCCGACAGCAAGGAGAAGTAGCCGTGCCCCCGACACCGCTGAGCGCCACAACCCGTTACGTTCCTCCTGGCACCAGGAAAATCTACTGGGTCACCACGATCGCCACCTACACCGCGCCGTCCCGCGGCGAGCTGAACGCCGGGATCGACCTGTCCGCCGAGGTCGCCGACGTCACCGGGTTCACCGTCACCTCCGGCACGACCCCCACCCCGGACCTGTCCAGCCGGTTCGTCGCCGAGATCCCCGGCCAGATCACCGCCGCCAGTTCCGGCCTGATGTTCTACGCGAGCAGCAACAGCGCCGACGTGCGGACGGTGCTGCCCCGCGACACCGCCGGGTTCGTGGTGTTCTTGTGGGAGGGCGACGTGACGGGACAGAGAATGGATGTGTTCCCCGCGAAGGTCACCGCCAGCGCGCCGGACGGCAACATGCAGAACCCGGAGCGGATCAACGTGACGTTCTCCATCACGAAGATCCCCGCCGTCAACGTGGTCATCCCGTGAGCGAGACGAGCATGCAGCCTGATTACACCAAGATCGCCCAGATGGAAGACCAGCTCGGCCTGCCGCATTCCGCGCCGGCCGCGCGGGTCCTGCTGACCCGGGACATGATCCTGAAGGCCGACGGTCTCAGGACCGAGGAAGTACCCACCCCCGAATGGGGAGGCTCGGTGCTGGTCCGGGAGCTGCGGGGCCGCGAGCGGGACGAATGGGAAGCGTCGCTCGCCGTGCAGCGGGGCCAGCGGATGGTGCCCGACGTGGCGAACATGCGCGCCAAGCTCGCCGCCCGGGTCATCGTCGGGGAGGATCTCGAGCCCCTGTTCACCCA